CCATCTATCAGCTGCTGGCCGAGGTGGGCAGCCTGGAAGAAGCGCGCGAGCGCCTGACAGAGCTGGAGGATATGACCGTGGCCGGGGTAGCCGAAGCATTGGCCCAGGCCACAGCTGTGGCGGGGTTGTCCGGTCGGGCGGNNAGGATGGCAACTGATGGCGGCCCAGGCTGTAAGCCTTCCGTTTGCCGAGGCGATCGCGTTTTTCCGGCAGAAGCTATCCATCCCAACCGGGCGCTGGACCGACCTGTGGAAAGGCGAACACGCCCGGGGATTCATGATCGCGGGTGCCATGCGCGATGACCTTTTGGCTGACTTTCGCGCGGCGATCGACGCCGCTCTGGCCGAGGGGAAGACCATCGCCGATTTTCGCAGCGAGTTTGACCGGATCGTCGCCCGCTACGGTTGGAGCTACAACGGCGGTCGCGGTTGGCGCACCCGGGTAATTTTTGATACCAACGTGCGCACCGCCTATCAGGCCGGCCGCTACGCCCAGATGACCGATCCGGACGTGGCCGCTTCTCGCCCCTACTGGCGCTATCGGCATGGCGATAGTCGCCAGCCACGGCCTGAGCACCTGGCATGGGACGGGCTTGTGCTGGCGGCGGAGGATCCGTTTTGGCAGACCCACTACCCGCCCAACGGTTGGGGCTGCAAGTGCCGGGTCGAGGCACTCAATGAGCGGCAGCTTTCTGCGATGGGCAAGAGCGGACCGGACACGGCGCCGCCAATCGAGACGTACGAGTGGACCGATCGCAACACCGGCGAGAGCCACACCATCCCCAAGGGGATCGACCCGGGGTGGGACTACAACGTCGGTCAGCAGTGGCTGAATCCGGCTACCGGCAAACGGGAGCAACGCTGATGGCCGGTGCCAGGCAGACATTGGACGGCGGGTTTGATGACGATGCGGTTCGGCAGACCTTGCGCGCGCTCGATCAGGCAGGCAACAACCTGGCCCCGGCGATGAAGAACATCGGCGAGCACCTGGTGCAGAGCACCGAGGGGCATTTTCGCAGCGAGACCGGTCCGGACGGTCAGCCGTGGCAGGATGTTTCCCCGGCCACCAAGGCCCGCAAGCGCCACCAGAAGGTGCTGACCGAAAGCGGTCATCTGCGCGGCTCGGTCAACTACCGGGCCAATCGCAAATCGGTCACGGTCGGTACCAACGTGCCCTACGCCGCCGCGCACCAGTTCGGATTTGACGGCACGTTGCAGGTGCCGCAGCACAATCGCCTGGTCAAGCAGGCGTTTGGAAAAAAATTGAAGCAGCCGGTGTGGTCCATCGTCGGGCCGTTCAGCTTTGCGCAGCATATCCCCCGGCGCGAGTTCCTTGGCGTTGGTGAGGAGGATCGGACGGAGATCATCAGCATCCTGGAGGATCATTTTGCCGGGGCAGTGAAAAATGGCCGCTGATGGCCGCGTAAAGCAAAAACGCACAATGGGCCGTCTTTTTAAAAACAACGCAACAGGCGCAAATTTAAACGGGGTTTAAACGGGGTTGTGGTCCAGACATGCGAGCCGGTTTTGCCGCCCACCACGGAGAAAGGGAATTATGCAGATCTTTCATATCGCACTCAACGCAGCCGGGTTGCCTGACGAGTGCCGGGCGGTCGCCTTAAATTTCGAGTTGGCAGCCGGAGAGGATCTCCCCGCCGAGCTGCCGCTGATCCCCCCGGGGGAGGTGGTGCAGGGTCGCGACGGGCGGTACTGGTACAACCGCGACCCCCAGGGCGTGATCGACTATTTCGACGGCCGAGGGATCGATGTGCCGATCGACGTCGAGCACGCCACCGAACTCAAGGCACCCAAGGGCGAGGCAGCCCCGGCGATGGGGTGGATCAAAGCCCTGAGCGTACGTGAAGGCGGCGCCGTATGGGGGGCGATCGAGTGGACGCCACGGGGTGCCGCGCTGATCGAAAACCGGGAGTACCGTTACTACTCCACCGTGCTGATCTTTGAGAAAGACTCGCTGACCATTCGCGGTATCGCGTCGGTCGGCCTGACCAATAAGCCGAATTTGAACGTATTGGCCCTTAACCAGGAAAACAAGGAGCACACCATGGATCTGAAAGCATTGCTGGCCAAACTCGGGTTGCCCGAGACGGCCACCATCGAGCAGGCCCTCAACGCCATCGGCACCCTGCAGGGTAATCTGCAGACCGCCCTCAATCGGGCCGAAACCCCGAGCCTCGACAAGTTTGTCCCGCGTGGCGATTACGACGCCGTTTTGTTGCGGGCTTCCAACGCCGAGACCCAGTTGGCCGACCAGAAAAAAGTCGAACTGGAAACCGCCCTCAATGCCGAGGTCGACGCGGCCATGAAGGCGGGCAAGATCACCCCGGCGACCAAGGAATTTTATGTGGCCATGTGTCGGCAGGACGGCGGGCTGGAACAGTTCCGCAAGTTTGTCGCGGCCGCGCCGGTGGTCGGCGATCCGTCCGACCTGGATACTAAATCGCCCGAGCAAGGCGGCAAGGCGCTGAATGCCGAAGAGCAGAAAATTGCCGGCATGTTCGGCAACTCGGCCGAGGATCTGAAAACATACGGCAAGGCGTAACGCCACGCCCAACCTTTTAGAGGAGGCATAACATGTCTGAACGCAATACCACGTACAAGGACGGCGAGCTGATCCCCCTGAAAGTTGCCGCCAGCACCAAGATCGAGGCTGGCAAGATGGTTTCGGTCGGTGCAGACGGCTACGCCATCGAGGCGGCCGATACGGCAGCGACCATCGTCATGGGCGTCGCCGATGAAACCGTCGACAACTCGGCCGGAGCCGATGGCGACCTGCCGGTGCTGATCCGGCGCGGCAAGGTATTCAAGCTCAAAAACTCGGCCACCAATCCGGCCGTGCAGGCCAGTGTCGGCAGCAACGTCTATGTCGAGGACGACGAAACCGTAGCCGTGGCCGCCGGCCCGACCAACGACATCGTAGCCGGTAAATGCCTGGGCGTCGAAAGCGACGGCGTCTGGGTCGCCATCGGTTAATACACCATTTACTGGAGGTTAAAAACGTTATGAAACATACCCGTTACGACATGTTTGTCTGGATTCTGCTGCTGGTCGGCGTGGGCTGCCTGAGATGGTCGGGCCTGGTCGGATCAGGCACAGCTTCCGGAGGTGTTGGGATGGCTCTGCTTATCAACGCCAGCACCATCAGCAGTATTTTTATCAACATCAAAACCACTTTTAACAAGGCCTTTGATGCTGCCCCGGCTGTATGGCAAAAAATCGGGATGATGGTCCCATCGACCGGTAGCCAGAACGATTATGCCTGGCTTGAGAATTTCCCGAAAATGCGGCGCTGGGTCGGCGATAAGGTCATGAAAAACCTGAAGGCCGGCAAGTATGTCCTGAAGAACGAGGACTTTGAGGCGACCGTATCCGTTAAGCGCAACGATATCGAGGACGACAATCTCGGCATTGTCGGACCGCAGGCGCAGGCGGCTGGTTTTGCAGCTAAACAGTGGCCGGATGAATTGGTCATGGAGGTCGTCAATGGCGCATTCGCCACCGAGTGCTTTGACGGTCAGTATTTCTGCGATACCGATCACCCGGTGATCGACCCGACCACCGGCGATCCGGCCAGCGTCAGCAACAAGGGGACGGTTGCCCT